TATAAAAAATTAATATATAAATTAAAAATAAAATATATTATATAATTATTTTTTTTAGAAAAAAATTTGGAAGTCAGTGAAAAATTCTGTATCTTTGCAGCATGTTTAACTTTTTAAGTTCAAATCAATGATTACAGAAGAAAGTAGAAGTAAAAATTTAAAATTATTTTTTACTAAATTAGAAGAATTGGGTGTTAACATTCATACTCTTCAAGAGAAGTATGGTGAATTGTTGAAAAATGCTTCATACTCCAATAATTCTTTTGAAGATTTAGCATACGATGGTTCATTGCTTAAAACTGTCTTATATATGCTTACACCAATTGCTTTGGAAGAAAATGAAACTTTTAAAAATTTCAAAGTTGATAAGAATAAACTCATCAAGGTATGTTTACTTCAACATGTTTCTAAAGCTGTAAGAATGGTTCCCAATAACAATAAATGGGAAATTGAGAATAGAGGTTTTGTGTACAAATATAGAGAAGATAATCCTTCAATTAAGACAGGTTTACATAGTGTAGCATTAATGTCTGAATGTAATATTCAATTATCACCAGATGAAATTGAAGCGATGACAATCATTGATAAAGATTGTAATGATACTCAAAGTTATTTATTTTCATCAATTCTAACGGAGGTCGTCAGAATCGCTAATAGTAAAACTTATCTAATTTCAAGAGAAAGTAAAAAGCAGAAAAATGGAGAAAACAAAAAGTAGTCAGGAAGCGTTTAAGGAAGTACAGAATTTTTTAAAGAATACATCAAGTGGTCAAGTTCATACTGGTGAAATAGAAGTAAAATTTACAAAGATTCATCCCAACGCTGTAACACCAGAGTATGCACATGATGGTGATGTAGGTATGGATTTATATGCAGTTTCATACGAATGGGATGAGGAAAACGATTTTTACGTATATCATACAGGTCTCAAGATGGAGGCTTTGAATAGAGTTGGAGGTTTTCTTTTCCCACGTAGTTCAAATCGTAAAACAAATTGTTATCTTGCTAATAGTGTAGGTATAGCTGATATCATGATTTATAGAGGTGAAATAATGCTTTGCTTTAAAGATAGAACATCTTCTGAGGACAGAATTAGACATGCTGGTTACGAGGCTTTCTTTGAAACAATGTCATATTCAACATTAGAAAAGGCTTTAGTTGAAAAGAAAAATGCTGAATATAAAATGAAAGAACGCATCAAGAATCTTGAGTTTGCGCCTTACAGAGATTTATCAAAAGCTGTTGGACAGATTGTTGTTCTTAATTTTGATAAAGTTAGATTCAACGAAGTTGATAAACTTTCTGATAGCGAAAGAGGTGAAAATGGATTCGGTTCAACAGATAAGAAAAATAAATAATGTTATGGATTTTAACGTGGTAGGATTTCCTATCACGTTTTTTGTTGACTAATAGAGAAAGAAGTTTATCTTTTATAAAAAAGAAATGTATGATAAAATAAATGTTGTCATTCCGTCAAGGTTGCCAATAAGTGAGAAATACGACTTTGTTGAAAACCTAAAAGAAACAAGTGAATGTGATATATTTGTTTTTTGGATAGAAAACCCCGTAGGAGAGAGTTTAAGTGTCTTGTATAACGATATATTAGATAGCGAGCATATCAATGGAAATATAATCGTATTCATGCATGATGACATTGAAATGTTAAAGAAAGGATGGGGAAAAGAAATTCTAAGATTATTCAATGAACATAAAGATTACGGAATTATAGGAGTAGCTGGTTCTGGTCAATTCGATGAAGAATGTGTATGGTGGAATTACCCAGAACGTTATGGACAAATTTTATATCGAAGCGAAGGTAAGGAATGGATTGCAGCCTATTCTAAACTACTTAAGAAAGATTTACAAGAAGTATGTGTCGTTGATGGAGTTTTTATGGCAGTAGATAAATCAAGAATCAAGGAATATTTTGATGAAAATATTAAAGGGTGTGTATTGTATGATAATGATTTTTGTCTTGCCAATTATTTGACCAATAAAACAAAAGTAGGAGTAACAACTAATATACGTTTATGTCATAATTCTAATGACGAAACAAAGCCAGAATGGGATGATAACAAAGAGTACATCATACAGAAATATGAAGATAAATTTCCAATCATAATAAAATAAAAGTTCATACTCAATGGAAATAAACGTAGAGAAAATAGAAAAGTTACCGCTCAATAAGTTATTTGAGTTGAAAACAATTATTAATGAAAGTGTTGTAGAAATGTCAAATAACTTAACTGAATATGCTATGATGCATACTGGTTTTGATTTCAAAAATATGAGTGAAGAAAATAGTAAAGAATATAGCAAACTCATACAGTTTCAGAATTTATTAAGCAAAGTAAAAGAAATAATCAATAACAAAATTATAAAGGAATATTATGTTTAAAGCGTTAGGTAATTGGTTTAGGAATATTTTTTTCTCAATGAAAGCTGGTGAGAAAATGATGAATATAGAAAATACAAATGATAGTAGTATAAGTATCACTCAAACAATCTCTAAAAATAAGTTGGCTGATGATTTGTTAAAAGAGAAAATCACTCAAGACGTTGAGATGCTAAGATATTCAATGTATAAAATTGATAAAAAAGCAAATGATTATAAAGTCAATTTAGATGGTACAGCGGTTAAGAAAAATAAACCCAAGATTATTAATGGAAAATATAAATTTAATATATTAAACAAGAAGTTAACCGCAGGTATTGCAGATGAATTGAATAGATTGGATGAATATGATAACGAAAAATTCACCATGGAAATTCAAACAGAATATATTACTCGCTTTAAAATTGAAAAGTATATTTCATCGGTAGACGTTAATATTGACGATAGCAAGAATATTAAAAAGACTTCTTTACACTTTAGTACAATTCCAAATGTATATGACGGTAATTCAATGCCGTTTATTAATGAATTAAAGAAACTTAAAGATTTACCATTAGATAACGAATATGCTGTATCAAGAAATGAAATTGCAAGTTCTATGATGACTCTTTCATTTGTATGTCTTAAAGTTGATGAAGAGTATGATTTTACAAACTATAGTTTCTTAAATCCAAAATTAGTAGACGTTAAAGAAGTTGATACAGAAATTATCTTAACTTTTGAATGGGAAGAATATATGCGTAAAGCACTTAATCTAAGTGAAAAGTATTATTCAGAAGAAAGAGAAAAACAATATCAAAATAATGAAGCTAAAGAAACATCTAAAAACTTGCGTGCAGTTTTACGTGTTGTAAAGTGTTCTGTATGTGGTAAGGTTTGCCAAATGGATGGTAATGAAGCTAAAATATTTGATAATGGACAAGTAATATGTAATGATTGTTTGAAAAAACAGGAAAACAATAATTGATTTAAATAAAATAAATTCTATATTTTAATATGAAAACTATAGCAATAGAATTAAATCACGTAGTGAGAAATATTAACAAACAGTTAATTAAATACTATAAGCGTAACTTTGATAATTCTTTAGATGAGGAAAATATTGATGATGTTAAAGAAAACGTAATTGAAAAGTATATTCACTTTGATAGTAAACAAGAATTTCTACAATTCATTTATGAAGACTATCCTTATGAAATTTTCGGATGTGCAAATCCAATTGAAAGAAATTTACCAACCAAGATAAATAACTGGATGTATAATCTTACTAATTTTGAAGATGAAGAAATTAATGTAATTTATTATAGCATGAATGAGGACGCTTTAACCATTCAGTCAAGTTATTTCTTCCTTAGCAAAATTGGTGCAAGAGTAAGAATGGTTATGTTCCCATCTGATATAAATGAAGTATACAATGTGGCAGATGTTATAGTTACTTCAAATAAAGAATATAGTACAAAATGTCCAAATGACAAGAAGTGCGTTTTGATTAGAAGTAATGGTCTAACCGAAAAAGATATTGATGAAAATAGTATTTCATATGATTCATTGGAAGACATGTTCAATGATGAAAATTTCTTAAAAACAATTACATCAAAAGAATAATATCTACATAAAATTAGTAGCATATATAAAAATAAAAGTTATGAACGAAAAACAGACAAAGGCAATTGAAAAAATTAATTCTGAAATTGAAAGAATTAATAAGAATGAGAATAAAATATTTTTCTTTGTAATTGATACAAAGGGTAATCCAAGCGGAAGTTTATCTTATGTATATAACTTGGCTATGATTCTCCATAAAAATGGTTATAACGTTTCTATGTTGCATCAAGAGGAAGAGTTTGTAGGTGTTGGAGAATGGATGCCAGTAGAGTATACAGAATTACCTCATTATAACATCTCTAAAGATGATATTGAAGTAGCACCAAGTGATATTCTTTTTATCCCAGAGATTTTCGCACAGGTTATGAATCAAACTAAGAAATTACCTTGTAAGCGTATCGCCATTTTGCAGAATTACGATTACATGGTTGAACAGATGCCGTTTGGTGGACAATGGGGTGATTTTGGTATTATGGAGTGCGTGGTAAACACGAACGAAAATGCTGGTTTGATTAAAAGTGTATTCCCTTATGTAAAAACTACAACAATTAAACCATATATTGAAAATATTTTTGGAAGAACTAATGAACCTAAGAAGATGATTGTTAATATCGTTTCACGTAATCAAGAAGATATTAATAAGATTGTAAAACCATTCTATTGGAAGTATCCTGCATTCAAATGGGTTTCTTTTAGAGACCTAAGAGGATTTAGCCGTGAGCGCTTTGCAGAATCGCTCAGAGAAGCAGCAATTACTATCTGGGTTGATGATTCTACCAGCTTTGGTTATTCGGCTATTGAAGCAATGCAAAGCGGTGCTATCGTTATTGCAAAAATACCAGACAATAAATTAGAATGGATGACTGACGAAAATGGTGAGTTCAAGAACTGTTGCGTATGGTTTGATGATTTTAACAATGTGCACAAACAGATTGCAAGCGTAGTACGTTCATGGACTACCGACAAGGTTCCTGATGTAATCTATAAGGAAGCATCTAAAGTTGGCGAAAATTACAAGTATGAAACAACTGAGAAAGAATTTGTAGAATATACAAAGGGAGTTATCGAGAATAGAAAGAAAGAAATGGAAGAATTGTTAATTCAACTTAATAGTAAAGAAAATAAGGATAAGAATAAATAAAAATATGGAGAATTTAGTTGTTGTAATACCTGTACATGAGTTTAATGACGAAGTAGGTAAGTTGCTTACTAACGCAATTAATTCAGTACAAGAGAATATTGAAGTACGTGTTTCATGTAAAAAAGGTCTTGAAAGCAAGATTAAGAAGTATTTAAAAGATTGGTCAGATATTAAGATTATTACGAGTGATAAGAGTGATTTTGCTTCACTTGTAAATAATGGTATTAAAAATTCAAAATATTTTTCAATTCTTGAGTACGATGATGAGTATACACCAATTTGGTTTGACAATGTAGAGAAGTATATTGATGCAATGCCAGATGTAAGTGTATTCATTCCATTAACTGATATTGTAGATTTTGAAACAAAGAAGTTTAGTGGATGTGGTAATGAAGCACCTTGGGCATCGGCTTTCTCAAATAACATTGGCTTTATTGATAATGATTGTTTGCAGAATTTCTTTGATTTCTACATGACTGGTTCAGTGTTTAATACTGATGATTGGAATGAAGTAGGTGGATTGAAGCCATCAATTAAGTTGACATTCTGGTATGAGTACATGCTTCGTGCTACAAATAAAGACCAGAAGATTTTCGTAGTACCAAAGGTCGGATATAATCATTATATGGGAAGAAAGGATAGCTTAACAGAGAACTATCGTAATAATATGTCTAAAGAAGAACAAGAGTTTTGGTTTAAATTAGCTAAGAAAGAGTATTTCTTCAAAGAAGATAGAAATAAGACTTTCGAGAATCAATCTGAAACAGAAGATAATGTAGAAGAAGAAAACAAAGACTAATATTTTATAATGTTAATAAAATGAATGGTGTTATTGTTGAAATAATACCATTCATAGTTAAAGAGCAGCACGGAGATTTCATTAAGAAATGTGTTAGGAAGTGTGCTAAATGTACAAAATATGCTCTCAAAAAATATATAATAAGACATTTCCTACAACAAATAAGATGGCAAAAAGAGGAAGAAAACCATCCGCTAAGAGAAAAGGTTATTTTTACGAAGAACAGGAAGAAGCGGTGGTTAATTATATTAACTCAAATAGTAACAAAGAAAAAAATCAAATCTTTAATACAATTCTTTTACCAGCATTCACAAAAATGATAGAATCAATCATTAGAAGATATAACTTATACCCTGCTGATGAAGATTTTAGTGATACATTTAATGATACTATATCTTTCTTGATGACAAAGATATATAACTTTAAACCTGAACAAAACAAAAAAGCTTATTCATATTGTGGTACAATTTGTAAAAACTACTTAATGGGTAGAATTAATCAGGATATAAAAAATCAAAAAAGAGTTGACCACTATGATTATTTCAACGCTGATTTGACAGATAGTTTGAAACATTCTTATCAAGATGGAAATTCCAAATTAACATATCTAAATGAATTAATGGGTGATACTGTATTCAAAATTGGTAGAATCATTGATGATAAAGAAAAATTACGATTGAATGAAAATGAAACCAAAGTAGGAAAAGCACTTATTAATCTAATGACTAATTGGGAAGATTTGTTTATACAAATGGGTAGTGATAAGTTTAATAAGAGTTCTATACTTTTGTTTTTGAAAGAAACTACTAACCTTGGTACAAAAGAAATTAGAGATGGAATGAAACGTTATAAAGCAATATATTACGATACCAAGAAAAGAATGATTGATACTATTTATATGTAAACAATATTTTATGGGAAAATTAAAAATTGAAATCAATAATGTACAGAATATTAAAGACTTATTGCAAGAAACATATCGTTTAGCTGATGAACAAATTACACAGGCACAAAACGAGATAAATAAACTCGCAAATGCAACACAACTTCAAAACGAAGTAATGGATGCTAAAGGAAAATATGCAAAAGCAATGAATGATTTCATGGGTATCAAAGATAAAGCAATTGCAAAAAAATTAGATATTGCAAAACTTCTTACTGATATATATCAGCATAATGGCGATGTTAAGGGTGCACTTAGTGATGAAAATGCAAGTGTAATGGGAAGTTTCGACATAAAAGCAATCCGTAAAACAATAGACGAAGAGTATAATAAAAAAGAGAAAACTAAAACTATTGAATTAAAAAAATAATATATGGTAGAAGCACTTAATAATACCAATTTAAGTTATAAGAAAAAGAAATTAAGCGATAAAGTAAAAACATCTATTGCTACCGCTAAAGGAGTCGTTGGAACAATTAAAAAAACCACCGATTGTCTTGGTATTTCTATGAATGCTAATAGCTCAAATGGTAAAACTGAATTAAGTGTCAAAAATGATAACGCCATACAATTATTAATCGAATTATTAACTTTAGTCGGAGTTTCAAAAGAGGATATGGTTAACTTCTTAACCAAATACCTTACCTACTTAATGCCTGCGTTGGAAGTTGGAGTTAAAACATTATTACTAACTAACCTTAAAGGCATGATTTCCTGCTCGTATGACCCTCGAATACCTGAGAACCTTAGAAAGTATAACCCAAGAGGAGAAAACGCAACAGAAACGAATAGAAGAGGTATAGATATAGGTGTAGAGTCTATTGACCTAATAGGTAAACTCTCTAAATCTCCATTCGGTGATGGTAAAAATCTATATTTTGGTATCAATCCAGAAGCAACTACTAATGCTTATCAATTAGCAAGAGCTAATGACTTTGATGCCTTTCTATGGTTTGTAATACATAAAGCTAAATTTCCAAGTCCTTCAATTGTTAATAACGAGAATCTTGATACATGGTTTAAAAGTAGATATAAAGAAAATCTTAGATTAAATAATACTATAGACCCGATTAAAATAGGTTATAGAGATACTAAGAATAATATTAACAGTGGTGTTACATCTTTATTCCAAGACATTGTTATAGATTACCCAGAGCCTTTATCGGTTACTGGACAAACTACATGTATTATGCCTGGCAATACTTTCGTTCAAAAGAAAGATGGCAAATATGGAAGTGTAATAAGTTTATGTGTTACCGCAGAGGAATCTGTAAAGCATACATCTGATGTTAACAATATCACAAGTACAAATCCAGAAGAAAGTCAGAAAATAGCAACTAAATATATTTCAAGAAGTGAAATAGTTCCTGTATCAGACGATTGGACAAGTGCTAACTGGTATGTTAATCCAAAAAGATATTTTTATCAGAATTTAGGAATAGACGCTTTCTCAGGAAAGAAAAAATTAACAGACAGTAGAAACTACGCACAGGAAAAACCAATATGTAATTTACAGTTCTTTGACCAATCTTCAAGTGTTGGACAAATTAATGGTATTGTAGATAATCAAATACGATTAACTATACTTCCACGTCCTCTTTTACATGTTCCTGAAAAAGGAGAACCAATTTGGAGATTCCAACGTATTTTATTCAATGATAAAGGTGAACCAGATAAAGACGGTAAATATTCTATTCACCCTGGAAAATTTGAAAAAATCAGAAAAGAAGTTACAGAAATAACAAAGATAACTTCAGCTGATAAATATGAAAAAATAACTAACGGATTAAGAACAAGTAGCCCAGTAGTTGCTTATAATTGGATAGAAGTTACCAATGGTAATCCATATCCGACTACTGTAGAAATATTTTCAGTGGAAAATAATAAAGATGAAACACTTGTAAAGAAAATCAATATTAAAGCGTTTCATAACAAATATTACAAATTAGATAAAGATAATAAATATAATATTTATTTCGTCATAAGTCCGTCACCTGTAAACGGAGATAAGAAAAATACTGTACCGCCTAATCTTTCAGACGGTAAACTTTTCATTAAAACTATTAAGAGTGATTCTGTCAAAAAGAATAGTACAGTAGAATATTGTTTAGATAGAAATCCTCAAAAGATAGGTATAAGTATCAATAAGTCCACAGGTGCATATGAAGTTATAAATACTAAAAATCCTACCCAAGATATTCTTCCTTACTTACAGGAAGTTTATAAAGGTTTAACAATCTATGAGTTTAACTATGATTGGGTTATGGGTATGAAACTTTTTGATGCAAAAAATATAATAACAAATCTTTTAGAAAGCACGTTAGGTGCTAAATTAGGTGGGTCAGTTAAATTATCTTTTGAGAAAAAAATAGAACTTGAAAAAATTACTCAGGTAGTTAAAGAAATAATAGAATCTGACGATACAGAATTAAAAGATTGTTATTTCTCTTTTTCTAATGATACATATGATGCTATGTTACGACGTTCAGAAGAAGCGTATCATAATCATGCATCATTTAGAGATAATCAAATAAAGTATGGTGACTTTACTGAAGTAAAAGAACTTATTGATAAATTTGATAACAATGCAACACTTCACGAACAAAGAGAATTACTTAAACGTATTATAACTAAAGCATCAGTAACTATATCAGAGCCAGCAAAACCTGTAAATAGACTAAAACTTGAATTTAATTTCGTTAACAATTTAATTGAAAACTTAATAACAAGTCTTGTAAATGCACTCTTAACACCAAAAGTATTAATGGTGATTATGGTGAATAAGAAGATAATGGGAAGTGATATAGGATTAATATCTTTTCAAGATATAATCAAATCAATGCGCTCGTTAATAGTTGCTATTGTTAAAGAAGTAAAAGACGCTATATTACAAGAATTATTGAGATTGTTATTAGATAAACTATCTCCTATCGTTAAATTAATGGGGGATATGTTATTGCAAGAAACTCTTGGTTATTATAGAGATTTAATGCTGCAAATAATGAAAGAATGTAGTTTTAGTCTTAATCTGCCTTGGTTTAAAAACCAATTTGAAAATACTTCTACTGGAAACGTTGATTATGCAGATATTGATAAGAGTGAAACTATAAATGACCAACCTACAACTAACAATTGTTAAATAAGGAAATATGACTATAGAACAAATATGTAACACTATAAAAGGTTTCTTTGAAAGAATTAGAAAACCTGCACCTGAAATATCAAGTATTCTCATTGTATGTGCTATTGCAAAAAGAAAAGGTCTGTCCGTAATCAATTCGACAGCAAACGTTATCGAAGATTTAAATAAAATGGGTATACCAATTGGTGATATGCCAGACGGTAGCCCAAATTTAACTATAGGTGTTGAATATGCACGATGGAAAGAAATAGTCAGAACTTTCCATGAAGATGCAAAAATACAAACATCAAGTATACCAGGCGGTGTTAGTTTTACAGGTACTGGTGCTAATGCTGGTGGTCCTGTAGTAGTGGAAGGTGTAAATACCAATGCAAGTCCTGGTTATGGATTAATATCTTAAAAACTGAATGTTTATGAAATTATCTAATGAAGAAATAAAATTGAAAATTAAATCGCTTGAGAATGAATATGAAATTAAAAAAGCAAAAGTGATTAATTTAATTAATGAATTATCTGAACTGGACGCAGAATATATCAAATTAACTGAGGAATTAAATAAAAATAAAAGGGAATTTATATAATGAATACCACAATGTTTCTTTTAGGTAAAGTTGAGGAAGTTGAAGATAGGACCACTCCAAATGGTTCTGATGGTTTACGTGTAAAAGCACGAACTACTTCTGATAATACACTTGGTATCGTTCCATGGGCATTTCCTTTACTTCCAAAAGTTTTTCAGTCAGTTCCAAAAGTAGGAGAATATGTATTAATTTTCCTTACAGAAATAGGTAATACAGGTAGTCAGAGATATTATATCGGTCCAATTATCTCTCAGCCACAGGATTTTGAATTAAGCAATACTAAAGCTAAAGCGTTAAGTTTAACTCAAGAGAACGTAAGTAAACCTTTAAAGAAAATAACTAATGATAATTACACTAAAGGTTCTTTCCCTGAACCGAATGATGTTGCTGTCGTAGGACGTGGACAAGAAGATATAGTATTAAAATTTAATAAAGATACAGAAACAAGTGAAGTTGATTTACGTGCTGGTATACGTCAAAAGCCAGTTAATGATGATGACCCATCCAAGTTTGGCAATATCATATTTAACTCAGTTGACCCAACGTATATTCAATTAAAGTATAAAAAGAACCTTGTTAGTGGATATGATACCAAAACAGGTACACCTCAGCATGCTAATAGTATTGTAAATGTCGTTGCTGATAAAATTAATTTAGTTAGTAACAAAGATAATGATGCAAGCATATATATCCATGATAATGAGAAATTAATAGAAGATAAGAATCTTTCAAATCTTATGTCTTCATTACATCCAGCAGTTAAAGGTGATAAACTGATGGAGTTATTAGAAATTATGCGTGAATCTATTTTACGTCATGTTCATCCTTGGGCTGGTATGGAACAGTGTGGTGACTGGGCAGGTGCTATAAACAAACTAAAAGACTACTCTATCAACGAAATCATCTCTCAAGATATTCGTATTTCATAAACTATTTATATATTAAACGCTTAAAAACAATGTTAGAACGTACATATTTATCCAAATTCAATACCATAATTAAAGGTAAAAAATATAATACAGGGCTTAATCCTATTGCAGAACTATGCTATGGGTTAAGTACAACACGTATTTTATGCTACTTCGACATTGATAATATATCGCATCTTATCAAGAATGGTATTATGCCAGATAGAAGTAAAATGAAACATATCTTACGCATTACCAATGCTGGGTCTATTGATTTCACACAACTTCATAACAAAGAAACAAGTACAATTCATGACTGTAATAGACATCGTGCTACTTCTTTCGATATCATCTTTTTCTTAATTCCTAAAAAATGGGATAGAGGTAAAGGTTTTGATTATTCTACAAGTTCTTTTAATATTGATTTCTATAGCGGAAAACAAACAGACCCTGATAGATTAATATCAACAGATGGTTGTAATTGGTATCAGGCAAGAAATGGTGTCAAATGGGATGAGGAAGGTGTGTACAGTAATGAAACTTTCTCAAAAGAATATGATAAATTCGGAACTATTGCTGGAAGTAGCATAATAATCGGTAGACAGCATTTCGATATTGGTAATGAAAACATTTCGCTTGATGTAACAAGTGTTATAAATCAAATGATAGATGGTGAAATAGAAAATAATGGTATCGGTATAGCGTTCTCGCCACAACTTGAAAGAACTGGGGAGAATACTGGTTTTGCAAAATCAACCACAGAAGAATATGTTGGGTTTTTGACTGATAAAACTAATACATTCTTCGAGCCATTTATAGAAACAGTATATAATGATTATATTTCCGATGATAGGTCTAACTTCGTATTAAATAAAAACAATAAATTATACCTTTATTGTTCTATGGGCGGAACCTTAACTAATTTAGATAAAAAACCGACCGTAACAATAAAGAATAGTAACGAAGAAGTTATTACAGATAAATCTGGTAAACTATGTGAAAATATAGAAAGTAAACAATATAGTAATGGCGTTTATTATATTGAACTTAATTTACCAAAAGAGAAATACGAAGCAGATACTATGTTCTATGATACATGGAATAATATTGTATATCAAGGAACTGAATTTGATGCAGTTGAATTGGATTTTACAACAAAAAACCCACGTTCATATTTTAATATAGGTTCGAGTATAACAGAATCACAAAACTTCACACCCTCTCTTAGCGGTATAAAAGCTAACGAAAAAATAAAAAGAGGTGATATTAGAAAATTAGTAATAGTTGCTAAAGTTGATTATAAGAAGGCGGATAGTGCATTAATTGATGGAATGCAATGGCGCTTATACACCAAAGACGGAGAAAGAGAACTTGATATAATACCATTTGAAAATGTAAATAAAACAAATGCCGAAAATTATGTATTAGTAAATACTAATATGCTGATTCCACAAAATTATTATGTTGACATCAAAGTAAATTACGGTATGCAAACAATTATTCATCACGATTCATTACATTTTAAAATTGTTGATGACTTAAATAACAAATATATATAAATGTTCTTTAATTACTAATAACTATTAATAATTTTCAATAAAAGCTTTATAAATCCGTAGGATTTATTATATTTTAATTATATAGAATAAAATTCATGGTTGTAGAGGAAGACCGCAAGACATTTTATGATGACTTATGCAAAGACATAAGTTCTCACTTGTTGTCGCACAAGGATATAGATAATGCTATATCTAAGTGGGACAGTTCTTCCTGTACAGCAATTGTTAAGTCATGGTTCTCAACAAAACAAGTCACAGTCAACAACAAGAACTCACAGAAGACTTACATACAAATATTCATGTCCTCTCGTACAGGAAGTATGACCTCTGGCACTATTGTGACAAAATCAAGACGGATAAGGATTTATCCGTCACAACAACAGAAGTGCCTCTTTAAGCAGTGGTTTGGCGTGGAACGCAAGGTGTACAACACATGCATAAATCACTTTAAAGAAAAAGATATTGAATTTAAGGGTTGGATGCAGATGAGTACTGTCGTCTTAGCAGAACTCACTGAAGATTACATAAAGTCCGTACCTTATCAGATAAAGAAGATTGCAGTGAAGGACTCTTATACAGCACGGAAAACTAACTGTAAGAAAACAAAGCAGTCTGGCAAACCATTTAAGTTACGTTATAAAAGTCGTAAGAACCCAGTACAAAGCTGTTATATTCCTAAATCTGCTGTGTCAGAGAGTGGAATTTATCACACAATTAGTGGTAAACTAAAATTCTCTGAAAAAGAGTGGCTGAAGAATGATATATGTGATTGTCGTCTCATTAATGACCACGGAAGATGGTATCTTTCCGTACCCCAGAAGATAACAACAGTTGCTACCGAAAACCAAGGTGGTATAGTTGCCTTAGACCCTGGGGTTAGGAATTTCCTTACCTACTTCAGTGAAAATGGACGATTTGGATGGCTCGGCATACACGCCTTCGACAGAATACTGAAACTTAACCTAAAGCATGACCACCTGCTAAGCAGGTTGGCACTAACAAAGGATAATAGGAAGAAAGGTAAGTTAAAGCGTACACTGAACAGAACGTATCACAGAATACAGGACTTGGTAGATGAATTGCACTGGCAGTGCATAAATTACCTTGTACACAATTTCTCAGTTATCGTATTTCCTCCCTTCGAGGTTAAAGGAATGACGAAGAAAGGACGTAAGCTACGCAAGAGCGTTGTACGCTCTATGTTATCCCTTAGATTCTTTGATTTTAAGGAGAGACTGAAGCAAAAGTGCAAGGAGTGTGGTGTGCTGTATGTAGAACAAAATGAGTCATACACAAGCAAGACCAATAGTTTCACTGGTGAGTTAATGAGTAACTTAGGTGGTAAAGAATGGTTTGAGTATGATGGAATTAAGGTCCACAGGGACCTTAATGGTGCTCGTAATATCTTAATACGGGCGATGAGAGATAGCTCCGCTGCAGGTTGAAATGCCTGTGGATGATTAGTAGCAAGGATAACGTTTTTGTTAGGATTTGTTAACGAACAACTATCGGAATGGAAAAAGATTAAAAAAGCTACTAACTGGTGGACACAATCAGGTTTAGCCGTTATAAAATGTACTGATGGAGATTTTCCTCTAAGGAATTATTTAACAACAGAAGCATAAAAAATACAGCATAAAAATATATGCTGTATTTTTTTAGTTAATATTCTAATGTAAAAATATTTTCATTAATAAGATTATAATAATCATCTCTATAGCACCGTACATAGTCCATAATGCGTCCTTTTTATCTGGTACATTTCCTTTAAAATACCTTGGGTCAAACCAATACTCTTTGCCAAACGCAAATAAAGCCGTTATAAGCGTTGATATTGCTACAGAAGTATAAATATTAACACCCAATACTAATAACGCAATACAGGTTAAAAAAAACACTAAAGAACCGACTTCTTTATGTATTAACTTATCCTTCTCTACATTATCTACAATCCAAGTGAAAAGTTTCGCTAATTTTTCCATTAATCACCCTTTCCAACTATTTTCTTAAGTGCTTCATCAAGACCTACTAATTTATCTTCTAAAGCCTTAACTCTTTTAGCCAATGCACTTTCATCTCCTACCAATGAATCAGCATATTTAATTAAATGGTCTGTAGATGAAAATGAAACTACTTTATCAGCACTATTTTTTATAGATAAAGTTTCATATCCGTCAGCATAGTTAACAGCAATCTCTCCATAATCCATTACTGAAGAATCTGGTAATTTAGGAGTAACAACTCCGCCAGCAGCCGTGTTTGTATCTTTTGATTTTAAATGAAGAATCTTTCCCATAATCGTTTTATTTATTTTAATCTCTATAAAATATAAACATTTATTATACTTAATAAAGATTACTTAACTAAAAGAGCTGTGCTATGAAGAAGCACAGCTCTTTAATTTATTTATTAAAATTAATAAGTACCTCCGTCAATACTCTTTAATATAAGTGTACCATCAGCAGCAAAACCAAAGTTAGCAATATTCTCTTCTGTAATTGCATCAGCTGCTTTTACAGAAACCTTAGAAGGGTCATCAGTAGCAACCTTGATACCATCTCCAGCCTTTACAGAAGAACTCTTACCGTCTATTGTTGCGTAAAGTTTAGCAATAGCAGTATTGATATTATCACCCTCAGCAGGTTCTGCAGCAGTTGCTGTTGCATAATTCTTCAATGTAATAGTACTACCATCAATTACTAATTTAGCGGTAGAAATCTTATCAGGATTTTTAGTCACAGGTACTTCTGCATCATTCAAAAGAATCTTATCAAGTTTAGTATCTTTTAAATCATTCAAAGAAGCAGCAACTACTTCCTCATTCTTAATGATTTCTTCCTCTATGTTTTTAACAGCTTGAGTAACTGTACTATTTTCGGTTATACCAGTGAAACCCTTTGTATCGGCTGTAAAGCCTTTCAATTTAACATTATCACCAGCAACATTATCAGATACAGTAAATACTTTACCGCCATCAGCACCAGCACTTTCTACTACAGATACATGTTGATTAGTATCAGCAGAAACGGTTACAGCTGCATTTTTCTTAGCATTTTCAATTGCAGTCTTTACACCTGTTAACTTAAGACCATTCTCGTCTACAGTAAGGTATTCTTCTGAATCAGTAGCCAATTTAACAGATACTTCTCCAGCTTCACTAACCTGAAGACCTGATTTAAACTCTGATTGTGCCAAAAGTGTTGAACAATCAACATATACAGTCTGGTCTTCACCATTAACGTCAACATAAACATATTTTAAGAACTGACCAGATTTATGCGCATCATTTTCAGCTACAAGTTCAAGAGATTTTAAAGAACTATCTTTGTATATTTTAATATGCTTTCCTTCTGCAAGGTCAGCGCCACCTTTACCAACAATAGTATATTCTTCCTTAACAGTTGTATCTGTTGGGGTTACAGCTGAGAAAGTTACAGAAGCGTATAACGCATTATTTTCATCTTTAGCAAGAATCTTATCGTCTGCCTTAATACTAACGCTTGCTTTAGCAGCATTATTCTCAATCTTAGACAAAGCTTGTGCGATAGTATCATCTTCTGATATTGCGCCTTCTTCTGTACCTTTAGCAAAACCTTTCAGTTTAACATCTTTAACAGGGGTTTTTACTGCTGCTACCTTACCATTTGCCTGTGCTACAGATGTGATAATAGAACCCTCTTCAGATACTTCAGCAAGTGTCATACCTGTAGTTGCATCTTTAATCTTCTTGTCAACAGAACCAGTGGTAGAGTCGTCACCATTTAAAGTTGCAAGTTCATCTTCTAACTCCTTTACAGTCTTAGTAGCTGCACCCTTCAACTCTGAAACTGCATTATCAGCATATTTTTTAGCACCTAATACAGACTCACTATCCTTGGTATCATTAGCGGTATCACCTTTAAGTGCAGCAATAGCCTTCGCTACAGTATCAGTTGAAGAGAAACCATCACCTAATTTAGCCTTCAATTCATTTAATGCTAAATCGGTTACAGAACCTGCAGAACCGTCTGTTAAAAGTGTATAAGATGATTTCTCATCTGTAGTGTGGAAAAGTGCCAAAAGAGTTTTTACCTCCGCACCCTCTTTATATCGTCCAAGGACAGGAACACCATCCTTAACCGTCTTATTAGTTGCAAATTCGTCTAACTTAGCAATAGCTTCTGCTCTTGTATTAGAAGGAGTTAAGTTTCTGAATAATTGAATGTGTTTGTTTAAAGCCATAATATTATAATAAATTATTTATTTGTTATTAATAAGTATCTTTTTCAGGTTTTCCCTCAATATCCAAAGTATCTTTCAAATCATCTACTACTTCTTTTAAAGATTGAATATCATTATTAAGTTCCTGAACTTTAGCATCATAAACAGATTTCTGAACAACATCACCGACAATGTCTTGTACGTCAACTTCTAAATTACTTCCACCTGTAACAACAAATGTAATTTTCTTAGTAGCTGGATTATAAGAGGCAGATTGAATGACATTATTAGTAGGGATATCAATATTACCTATCTCGTTTCCGCCTTGTTTTACTACATAACGTTTAGACACGCCAGTAGGTGCAACACCGTCTGATAAAGAAATAGTAGAAGCTGTACTTGCGCTTAAAGCTGCGATAGCTGCGTCCTGTTCCTGATTCTTACTTTCTAATGCTTGTTCTTTATTATCTTGTTCAGTATTCTTAGATTTGATACTGTTTATATCTGCTGTGTAGTCTTTACTTCCCGTACAAGAACAATTACCGCCACCGATACTTAAACCTTTAAATTCGTCCTGTTCTCGATAGCCGTATGCTATTAACGGATTAATTTTTCTTTTAGCCATATATTAAATATTTATCTATTTTCTAAAGTCTTAATTCTTTCGTCCATTTTATGAATTAATCTTACTAATTCATTTTGGAAGTCGTAATCAGCAAATGCTTCGTGCATACGCTTGTGAAGTACATCGAGAATACCATTACCAGAGTTATCATAGTTAGCAATACCTGTTTCAACATTCTTCAACTCTGATATATAACCTATATCTTTCGTTAACTTGGTAATCTTCTCAGTTGCTTCAAGAAGTTTAGCATCATACTCTCGTTTTAAATCGTTTTTAAGTTGAAGTAATTTAGCTTCTACTTCTGGTTTAGAATATACATCTTCCTTGTTAGCCTTATCACCATCAAGTTTATTAATATCACGAACGAGGTCGTCCACATTTAATTCCTTAGCTTTAATGTTAGATTTCCATTTATCTTTCAATAAAGATGTAAGAGGACTAAGTTTCTCATCAAGTTGTGATTCATCTACTTTGCCAGCAAGTTTATCATTTAAAACTCCAACTTTATTATCAACAGCAGTAACTTCGTCACGAGTTGCACCGCTAAGTAAAGGCATATACTTATTAGCTGCTTCCGTATTGGTTAATAATGTAGGTGATAAGTTTTCTAATGCATCAACTCTTGCATTTGTATTATCAAGATTGTCTTTAGTGGCTTTAGAAGCGACATCATTCCTTAATGCAGCTATTGTATCATTAGCCTCAGTTAAAGCCGTTAAATCAGCTTTATTGCGGTTTAAAGTGTTTAAAGTTACTTCCGTTGCGCCACTGTAGTTAGCAAATTCGTTTTTATCAAGTTTACCGTCTACAACTACCTTCAATGCGTTAAGTTGCTGTCTTTGAACATCTATATTTACTGTATTACCGCTGATTTTAGTTGATAACTCATTATTCTTATCATCTATACCTCTATTAAGATTACGTAAAGAATCCTCAATATCTGTTTTATTAGCCTTTACACTATCCAGACGTGTTAACTCAGTATGTACGCCACGTAAATCTTCAGCATTAGTATCAATAAGAGCTTTGAGTTTATCATCTTCCTCTTTACGTACTAATTTCTCATTGTCAAGATTTTCTTTCTGTGCCTGTATTTTACCGTCAGTATCAACAAAACGAGATGTAACATCATTGCCAAGTGCATCTATTCTATCACTTAGTCCTTTCTCTTTGGTGTCTACCGTTGCAGAAAGAGTATCAATACTACCCTTCAGTTCATTTTCTTTAGTAGTCGCTCTTGTTATTTCTTCCTGAAGTGCATCTGCATTTACTTTCTCTGCACCTTTTGCACGTTCAATCTCTTCTGATAGAGCCAACTTATCTGCCTTATCAGAGAATAAATCTATAATACCCTTGCTATTCTTTGCAACAGTATCTTTCAAATCACCAAATGTGCAAACATTCTGATTAATATCATCAATAACATCGTAAATACCATTTACAACATCATTAATTGTTTTTACAGATTCAAGTGGTGCGTACTTACCATCACTTTCTTCTTTAGTATAGTACTTGTCAGGAAACCCGTCCACTTTCTTTGACAATTCAGAAATAGTATCAGATAATTTACCCTCACCTGCAAGTGCATCTACTTTTTCTTTTATAGATTCAATATCATTGGTGTTATGCTGTACCTTTTCACCTAAATCAGCAATCTTATTAGTATTATTATTAACAGATTCAATCGTTGCCGTAATGGCAGTTTCCACTTGACCGAACTTTCCGTTCAAGTCACCAATCTCTTTATCCTGTCTATCATCAGTGTTATGATTACCACCGCAACCACAACCAAAAGAAAAAGGATTAAGCAGATTACTCTCTCTATATGCCCAATAATTTAAAGCCATTATATATATGTTGTTTATAATAATTATTATTACTAATAAATATTTATATAATGGGTAAAACATGCCTATTTAATCAAAATGGAGAAAATAAAATTTAAAGAAGGTGATTACATCATCAATAGAAAAAGTGGTGATATGGCTATATTTGATAAAGTTGATAAAAAAGGTTACATCTGGTTCAAGAAATATTATGGTAAAATGTTTCAAGAATTTAAAGATATAACAAAATTCACTTTACAAATAAATTACCAAAAATTCTACGATATATGTACACCAGAAGAAAAAGACATATTCGATAAATTATGATGAAAAGTTTAACAGAAAGTATTATCCAAAATATTATAATAGAAATATCTGGACATAATATTTTATATATCGGTTTATTGCTTGATGATAAATCAAGAGATAGACTATTAAAGATTACAGAAAGTGTAGTTGGAAACTGTGCAATTAAAGATGCTAAAACATTCTGCCACCATATGACAATTGCTTTTAAAAATAATATAAGCCAAGGTCTTTTGGAGTGGGCACAAGAACACGAAGGGGAAAATTACGAAATGATTGTCAAGAAGATAGGATTAAGTAATAAAGCTTGCGCTATTAGCGTAGAAACAGAATGCCCGTCGCTTAACCAAATAAAACATATTACACTGTTTACGCATAATGGCGGTAAACCAGTAGATAGTAACTATATCGAAGATTGGGATTTCGTCACTCCATTTAAATTAAACGGATATGTAAAAATAGTACGTAAATTTTAATTAATTAACTATTTTAATTTGCGTATTATAAAAAAAATATCTAATTTTGCAAATAAATTATTATACATAATATAGATATGAAAAAAATTAAAGATTTTATTTTATGCATGGTTTCTTCAACCGCATTCATGTTCATGATAGTTTCATTTGTTATATTTTATCTATTGATACAATTCACAATAAAGATAGTTTTATAGTTTTTAAGAAGAAATGTATATTAGTTACGAAGAATACAAACGTATTAAAGAAGAATTGTATAGAAGGATGCGTGGTGAGCTAACTGAAGAAGAGAAGAGACAGAAAGAAGAAACTGAAAAAGCTGCCAAACGGTTTGATATAATTTGAAAATTATGATAGCATAATTTATTGTAAATAAGAAGATTATAGTTTGCTCACGACATTATTGTCGGTAGCAAATTTAAAGGAGGTTTTCACACCTCCTTTTTCCATATATATCTAAAAAGACCGCAATCCCATATTTTATATGCACCAATTTCTTTTGTCATTTCACTTTCTGTTAATGATAAAGGTAATCCATATTTTTTATGTAATTTACTTTTTCTAAAATTAAATTTATGAAGTCTATTTGTAGAACTTACTGACGGAATATAATAACGATAATCAGGTGGTAGAATCTTATCCAACTTAAAACCAAGTAACGTATATAAATTACCGTCGGACGTTAATGTCCACCTTCTATCAGCAAATGTCTTAATAACAGATGGGTTATATGATTTAATAAAATATTTAAATAACTTTCCACCAATACCAGAACAATTATATTGAATATCACTTGCAAATCTGGTTAAATTCCAAGTATTGTTATTCTCTCTTAAAAAAGACATAACACCAACTAATTGCTCATTAAAGAAACATCCTAAATAAATTGATGATGAAACAAATCCTTGTATATGATTGTTATTTAAAAACGTTTCTGCTAATTCTTTATCAATTTCATTAATATAACATCTTCTACCATAAATTTTAGGGAAATCATTATTGCATTTAACTATATGTAATATTTTATTTAAAACTAAAACTTTATTATTGATAAACTCATCTTCAAAGATAGTAATCAGATTAACACCTTTATCATTACATCTTTGTAATTTATCAAGATGATATGACTTATCAACACCGCATAATTCGGAATGCCATCTAATACCATTATATTCTATTGCAATATTTAAAGATGGTATATAAATATCTAATTCTTTTCCGTTAAGTATTTTCCTATCATGTCTAATAATTTCAACAGTTAAACGTTCTGCTAAAAAATTATAGATTTCATCTTCCGATTTTGAAACTAATTTAGCACATAAAGGACAACCACTCCCTCTCAAATGATTGCGTGGGTCTTGAGTAAATAAACCATGTGTAGGACAAACGATATTTACTAAATTCTTTCTATTGATATATCCAATATTTTCATAAGAATACTTATCGTTATGAATAATATTAGCTTGATTAATAAAATCATCTGTTCTTTTTAATAAAGATAATTTACTCTTTTCAACTTCATTTAATTTGTTATTCTCAACCTTATATAGTGGACATCCATGACCTTTTAAATGTAATATTGGTAACTGATAAAAAAGACCATGTTCTTTACAAATTATAGCAATCTTTGTCCTTGCGTTAACATAATTCACTTGAGAATAATCATACTTATCCCCATGAACATTCTTAGCCTCTTGAATCCACGATTCAGTATTATAAGTCTTACAGAACTTACTATAACAAGAACAACCATGTCCAGCTAAATGACTATTAGGAAGCTGATATAATACATTACCGCAATTATTACATATTATTTTAACCTTTGTTTTAGCATCCTTATAACATGTTTCCGAATAATCATACTTATCTCCATGAACAGAAATTGCTTCAGAAATAAATTCTTCTGTTGTTTTTTTCTTTCTACCACCAGCATGAATCGAAACAGTATAAGTCTTTCTTACCTGTTCTTTATCACCTTGTTTACCTGTTTTCTTCATAGGGATAGAATTATTCAACAGAATAGTTTTAACTTTAAGTTTTCCAATATGAAATTTATCTGCAATATAATTTACGCCATGATTTGTTGATGTATATATATTGCAAATCTCTTTTTCTTGTTCGGATGTTAAAGTAATCTTTTTCATGAATGCAAAGATACAAATAAAAAATAAAAGAGACAAAAAAAAGAGAGGAACTTTTGATTCCTCTCTTAATATTTCGTAAACCTTTCGGCTTAGCGGAACTCAGAAATTGGCCAGTGTACGAGACCGTCAACACGAATGTGACCGTAGTAACGGTTGTTAACCATCTTCTTAGCATAACGGGTCATGATACCCTTAACAGGTGCAAAGTTGAATGGGTTGAACATTGTAGGCGTTAAACTCATTGGCACATATGGTGCATAAATGTAACCAGTATCAAGCAATGACTTACCCTTATGACCGATTATGATACTCCAGTGAGGTGCGTATGGGTCACGATATACCTGATAACGACCGCTCAAAGCACCGATGCGCTCGATACCCATGTTGTACTGGTCAGATTCAGCACTTGCGTCTGAAACGTGGAAGTACTCAAGGTTGTCGAAGAGTGCAGAAATCTCAGAAGAAACTACGATAAAGTTAGCACCACCACGAAGTGTTGACTTGTGAATCTGTGCAGAAATCTGATTTACCTTAGTCATCAACTCCTGATTCCAGTCTTTCTGTGTATAGTTAGTTGAGAAGGCAGCCATACGTCTCCAACCGTTAACATCCCAACGTGCCTGCCAAGGTGCACCCTTACGGAGGTCACGAAGAATTTCACGGTCAATCTCAGCAGCAATCTGCTCTGAAAGAATAGCTGTCAACTCAGCCTCAGCATCAATATTGTGGAATGCAGAAACGTCCTGTGCCAACTCTGGAGACCATGTTGCACGGAGTTTACGCTCCTCAACTGATACAGTAACTGCATCCATCTTGAATGAAACCTCACCAATCTCAGTCTCGAGTTCGAGTGAATCATACTGTGCCCAAGCTACCTTGAAAAGTGCAGCCATATTCTGCTTAGTTGTTTCCTCGTTAGTAGCGTCGACAGCAGCTGATAACTGGTCAGCATCAACACCTACATAACCATCAATTGTACCTGCCTGCTGTGCACATGTCTTAGCGAGGTCAATCTCGATATACATCTTACCCTCTGCATCACAGAGTGAACCGTACTCTACAATACCCTTACCATACTTCTGTGTAGCTACACGGAAAGGAACTGACTCATACTTCTTGAAAGCTGCAGTCTGTACATTACCACCAGCAATTTGCTGAGAAGCAATCTCTTTCATAGTGATAACTTTGAGAGATGCAAGGAAACCCTCTGTATCCATCTCGTTACCATCAGGACCAGTTAAACGACCAGCGTTGAATGCTGAGAAACCATCAATCTGGAGAATGACGTTACGGATTGTACCATCAAAACCACTTCTCTCATAATCTTTAAGGTCTGTACCTGTGAATGGACGCATACCAACTGCAGTACGAACTACTGGGAGTGCGTTACCAACCTTAAGTGTTACCTTACCCTTAGAGTTATCATAGAGGAAATCATTGTAGAACAGGTCATAAAGAGACTTCTCGAAGTACTCAGTTACCTCTGGACCTGCCTGACGAAGTGACTCAACACCAAGTTTAGCATTCTGTGCATCTGCAAGTGCAGCCGTATAAGTTTTAGCCTTATCTGGTGTCTGACCCAACTGCGGTACGTACCACTTCTCTTTATCTAAATCTTTTACGACCTCATCTGGCAAGTAGTAACGTGGCTCAACACGACCTTCTTTATTGCGATTAACACGGTCATAACCCATAAGACCTGTATGACGTCCAGTAGTACCATCAACGATGTCTGCTGGGTCATGTTGCTGAGCATCTGGGTACATAAACTCTCTCTGTGATGTTACAGGAAGCAAGAAGAAGAGCTTACCTACTGGGAGGTTCATAGCCTGAACTGATACAACATCGTTAGCAAGTAACTTGCTGAATACACGACGAATAATTGGGAAAACTACAGTCTCAAATGAACCAGAGTTATCAGAAGCAGTAGCCTCACTAATAAGGTGCTTAGCCTCATTTTCATACAACGTAGCAACATTCTCTTTGATTGCACCCTCAAGACCCTCTGTAAAGCCGAGTGAGTCCCAACGCTTCTGAATGTCTTCACGTATCTTCTTTTGCATGTTCAGCTCGATATTGCCGACCTGACCGCTTGTTAAAAATTCTTTCATCAGTTAAATGAATTATTAATAATTATTTAATTTATTTCTTTTAAAAGAGTTTGAAATAATCAGTAAGATTAAATCTTTATGAGTGAAACTCAATAGGATAACTCATCATCCTCAGTTTATATATTTAAATTTAAACTCTACTTAATCTATGCATTAAATCAAGAGATTCCAATAGGTCTGCTGACTTATAAATAGGTGTCTCGTTAATATGCTTAGAACTTGTTGCACTGATATTAGCTGATTCTGTGATGTTCATCTTATTAGCTTTTTTCAAGTTACGAGAAATATTCTCATACAAGTTCTTAGATTGTTCGATTGTTTTTGCCTCCTTGCCAAATCGTGCAATGATTTCTTTCTTCTCATCTTGAGATGTTGTATTTTCAGAAATCAACTTAATAATTTGTCCAAGGTTGACATTTGTTACTGCTGCTTCTTGCAAAACCTTCTTAAACTTAACAAGAGTCTTCTTAAGTTCTTTGTTCTCATTGAAAATCTTATTAGCTTTACGAATAATTGATTCGTTAGTTTCACGAGATTCAGATTCTGCGCTGTAACGTGGTACAACAGTACCTTTACCAGAGTTACGGGCTTTTCTACCACTTGAATTAGGTACATGAGATTTTGAAGTAGAATTTTGCTGAACGAATCCACCTACATTTGTAGCTTCTTCAATATCATCAGCATAAACTTCAAAAATTGTTTCCTCTTTAGATTTTTTACAACCCTCTGCAAATGGCTGATTCTCTGGTTTACTATTCTTTTTACCAGACCAAGGTTTCTCTGAACCTTTAGATTTAAGTCCCTTAGAACCCCAATCTTTAGAATCCTTTTCATCTGCAACAGGAAGACCTTTAGTGTCAAGGACATTATTCTTTTGGTAATCGTCAGTATAACCTACATGTGAATCATACTCATTTAAAGCAAGTTCATAGATAGTTTCATTTGACTCATTTACTCCAGAATCATCACCCATGTCAATAAGGTATTCAGCGCCAGTCTCATTATCTTTAAGACTAACCTTGTTATCATCACCCTTATTAACCATAACCTGGTCATCGTCAGACAGCAATTTGTAAACTTTTACGATTTCATCGTCATCCGCTTCTGAGAAGTCATACTCATCATCTCCGACTTTATACTTTTCAAATGATGCCCATTCGTCACCATCTCCATCTGTACCGTTTTCAACTTTCTCAACTTCAGTGTCATCACCCTCTGGTGTTACAGTAACATCTACAGTTGTATCGTCATCATCGGTATCAGAAGAACTTTCTGTGTCATCCTCAACTTGAGTTTCCTCAGTATCAGAATCATCCTCAGCATCATCTGCTGTCAGAGCTGCAGTATCTTCCACTTCCTCTTTATCATACTCATCCTCATCTTCCTCAGCGAGGATTCTTGCGTATGTATCACGTACTGTTTCAGAAAGAATATCCTTCACAGCATTTTCCGTATTTTCTTTCAGAGTTTGTGCAAGATTGTTATAACTCTCTAAAGAGTCTTTAACAGCTTTGCCTCTAATGTTATTAGTTTTCTTCATTCTATCAAAACGAAATTAATACGTTATTTTTATTATAAATATATCAATCTTTTTAAAAAATATCTGTAAAGTAAGGTATTACATACAATAAAAGTGAATTTTAATGTATATTTTTCTTTTTCAGTTAAATTTTAAAAAAAACTTCTATTATAAATATTCTATTATTAACAAATAAATTAAGAGATGATTATAATATTTATTATTATATTATTAAATAATGTAAATTATGAATAAGAAGACAGAATTAGTTGAAATTAAAAAAGACAAAACAGGAACAGGTCTATTGATAGAACAAGATGGTTTTGTACAATTAAATAAAAAAGATTTCACAAAAACAGTTAATGAAAGTAAAGATGGAAATGAATGGCACTGTCCTTATCCTTTCATTGTAGATGCTGTATTTCAAAAATATGACATCAAGAATGCTAATGGAAGAATTTATCCAGAAAAAGTACTAAAGAAACAAGTAGAAATATATCAGAAAAAAATAGAGGAACATCGTGCGTATGGAGAATGTAATCACCCTACTGAAAGTACTATCGACCTTGGTCGTATATCTCATAATATTATAGAATTACATTGGGAAGGTCATACTCTTGTAGGAAAAATGGAGTTAAATATAACTGAGGGTTTCCGTAGACATGGTATGTGTACATCTTTTGGTGATACTATAGCAAATATGTTACTTAATGGTTATAAACTTGGCGTTTCATCAAGAGGTGTTGGTTCTGTTGAGGAAAAACTCGGACAATATATTGTTGGAGAAGATTTTGAATTAATTTGTTGGGATGTTGTTTCAGACCCTTCAACACCTATGGCGTATATTTCTACAGATGGTCCTGAAGGATTAGAAACTTATATTGAGAGTAAAAATAATAATCCTCTTAATAAAAAGATTGTTTCAGAAAAGATTAATAGAATCAATAAAATATTATCAGAGTAATTTATGAAAAAAATTGTTTTAACTGAAAATCAATTATCTAATCTTTCTAAACATATTTTGCAAGAAAGAACTTTCCAAGATATGTATTATGATTATACCGAAAATTTTGACGTAGAAAATGTATTTCAGAATTTCTTAGATAATCCTAATGGAGTACAGTCATGGACACCGCTGATTGATGCAAATTCTTACAAACAAGCATTGCAAGAATTTACTAAATATGGACAATTTATTAACTTCCCAACAAAACTTCTTTATCAGTGGGTAGGAATTTTGTTAAGAAATACAATGCAGTTAGATTATAATACAATTTTAGCTGGTCATACACAAGCTAGTCCATATGTATATCTTTCTGAAGAATTTGATTATATGGTTGAAGAATTAGGTGAAACAGAATGTAATGGTGTGGACATTACAGATATCGGTGAACATAATATATATGACAAACTTGAGGAAATGGGTTTGTATGACTGGTTGAAGCTTCCCGATGGTTCTGATGCATGGAGTGATTATGGTCTAAAACCTATTTACAATCATCTGAAAGAATATGACTCATCAATGCCACCAGAGAAAGTAATAGTTTTAATAAATAAAGTTCTTGATGTTTATCATCAAAGAGGTGACTTAGCTTCTGCATTTATTGAAGGTGGTAGAAATACTTTAAGTCAAATATCCAACACATAACACAAAAAATAGCGAGACAAATACATCTCGCTATTTTTTTTATTCTTCATTAAAATTTTCTTCGTCGTCATCATCTTCTCCGAATGGTTCATAGTTATTTAGAACATCATCAAATTTTTCGTCATTTTCAATAACTTCTTTAACTACATTCTTAACCAATCTCTGTAATTTATTTTCAGACAATCTAACTATTCTTTTTGTCATAATCTATTTTAATTTTGAAACAGAAAAATCATTATTTTCTAAACATTCTACAAAGTTATCAGATACGTTACCAATGCATTCAGAAAGTTCGTTGTTTAAATCTTTCAAATTAACACAATCTACCTGCTTTGCAAAAATATCAAATGAAAGAAACTTCTTATGACCGTACTTCATAGCACTTGGATTTATATCAAATTCAAAAATCATTCCTCTCTCGAATTTTCCAGTTGATATAAGTCTATTTTTAAATTCTTTTTTGTATTTGTTAAGAATAAAAGACATTGCATCATTATAATTACCCTCATACATAGGAGTAATCCATGTTCTTCCATTAATGTATACAACTTTTGGACTTTCCCTATTCATTGTACCATATTTTAATGTAACCTTGTTAGAAACGTTTAATTTGATTTCTTTGACCATCTTTTTCATAAACATTAACCGTACATAAAATCTATTATTTATTATATTTCATTTCTTGCTTCAACCTATCACTACTTTTTAGGAACATAAAGTTCGGTCATCCATAGGAGGATAGTCCACAAGCGTAAATTCGGTGCTACGGACACCTATTTTTTCTTATTTTTAACTTATTAATCTTTCACCTTCGTGTAAGATATTAACAGTTGCATTCAAATCTCTATCGTGATATTCTCTGCAATTAGGGCAAGTCCAAAACCTATCACTTAACTTCAAATCTCGTTTCTTATAACCACAACACGAACAGGTCTTTGAACTTGGATAGAACCTATCAATAAATACAACTTGCTTATCATTCACAAGAGCTTTACTCTGTAATACTGATTTGAATCTGTAGAACCCAACTTCTTGAATTGCCTTTGCTAATTTGTGATTCTTCAGCATTCCTTGAACATTCAAGTCTTCCATAAATACAGTGTCATAATAAGTTAATAACTCATTCACAACACTATGTATATAAGCAATCTTTTGATTGGTTAGTCTCTCAAATGTCTTTGCAATTCTAACACGTTGTCTATTCCTATTGTTAGAACCTTTCTGTTTCTTTGAAAGTTGCCGTTGGAGTTTTACAATTTTATTTTCTTGCTTCTTGAAGAAATGTTTATTTTCAAACGCTTCTCCATCACTTGTAATTACAAAATCCTTAATTCCAAGGTCAATACCAACACGTTTATGAGTCAGCCCAAACTTAACAAACTCTTCTTGTGGCAAATCAATAAGGATTGATAAGAAATAGTTACCACTCTTGGTTTTCGATAAGGTAGCACTTCTTATTCCATCTTTGTATGTTTGCAACCTCTTAAAGTATAAGTCAGAACATCTGAATTTGATATCTTTTAAAGGTTTCGTTAATGTAATCTTTCTATCATTGAACTTATTTTCCCTTGATATTGCCTCCAATGGAAACAAAGCTGATTGTTTATCTTTCTTTGATTTGAACTTTGGAAATCCATTGTGCTGTTTAAAGAACTTATCATATGCTGATAACATCTGACGTATTGATTGTTTCATCACCTTTGTGTTTTGTTCTTTCAACCAAGCATATTGTTCATCTTTCAGCAGTGTTCCATGAAAGTATTTGGAGAGTTCTGTAAGGTCTAATGATTGTTTATTATCATTATATTCTTTTTGTTTAAGAGCAAGCATGTGATTATAGACAAAACGATAACATCCAAGCACCTTGTTAAGTGTTTGCTCCTGCACTTTATTCGGATATAATCTAACTTTAATTGCTCTTAACATTAATAAATTTCTTTAGATAAAAGGTAATATTTTTTTTTATAAAATCAATAATACTTTATTAGTTTTTATTAAAATATATACTAACAGTTAATATCCCTTTATTAAAAGGTAAAGTAAAAATTAAGAAAGTCAAATTAGATTTTAATCTTTATCTTTTAAAACATCGCAAATTTCTATCAGTTTAGCCAAATCACGGACTATTGTTTCAGAAGAATACTGCATACCCTGTATTTGTTCCTCTAAGTGTTTTAAGTTATCTAATTCTTCAGAATCCTCTGTAACTGATAATAATTTACTAATCTCAGTTAAACTTTCATTCTTAAACTTATCTAATAACTTTTCACGCTTGGTATCAGCATCCTTATTACGTATATTAGTTATATCCATAACAAGGCTTCTTTCGTCTTCATTCAGTTTATCTTTAAAAGTATTGTTGAAGTTATTAAACATTTCATCCAAATCAATCTTATCTGGATTAGTCGCACGATGTTCGTTAATATAGTTACTAACAGTCATTAAACTATCAGACAATTTATTAATATTAGATAAGTTCTCACGTTTAGTTAATAAAGTATTACAACTCTCAAAGAAACGTCTTTTTTCAGAAGATAATTTATCAGAAGGATATATTTCATTATCTTTTAGAATCTTAGCTAACTTAGCATTTGACTCTTTAATTGTCTTTTTATCCAATTTACCCTCAGTGAGATTCAATGCCGTTCTAACAAAAGATGTACTGTCCGTAATACCATTATAACCACGCAAAGCATTATAAAATTGGAATTGAGAAAGTAAGTTCTTATCTTCTTTAATGGTACGCATAACACGTCCAACCAGTTTCCTATCTTTCTTAAATAATTCTGGAAGTTCACTTTCAAAAATATGGTTTAAAACACCAAAATTATTACTTTTATACTCGTTTTCCATCTCCTGTTGCTTTAAAGCTACAGAGACAGTATCTTCAAATAATTCCACAGCATGATTATAAGTATCAAAATCCTTTTTATCTAAAGATTCCTTTATAATTTTTATAAAATTATCTACTTTTTTATTGTATTCTGAATTTTTCATTTGTATAAAATGTTTTACCTAAATAAATAGTTTAAATAAACAAAAAGATGATGCTATGAAAACACCATCTTTTTAAAAATTATTCATTATCATTTACCAAATCATCCAAAGAAGATATCATCTTATCAAATTCTTCATTAATCAATAAAGATTTATCATAGATATTTGCTCTTTCATAAGAAATTTCCTCAGCCTTCTTTTCCTTTCTATCAATACATTTAAGATAATTTTCAAATAGTGTATCTAATCTTTTATCACTATTTTTCTTCATTACTTTCAATGTGTTTTCAGTAATAAGTGGTTTTTTCTTATTTACAGATTCCATTGGGGCACCGCCTGCTTCTGGACCGCTACTTCCTGGTGTTTCACCTCCTGGAGGCGCACCAGCATCACCACCCATATCTCCTATAGGCATTGAACCTTCTTCTCCTCCGATATCACCCATATCATCAGAACCAGGTGCACCGAGTGAATCAAGACCTCCACCGAAGTCTCCTCCACCACCCATAGAGCCACCGCCCATACCACCGTCAGGTCCGCCTTGTTGTGGTTGGTCATCCATATATTCAGCCCCAGGTTCTCCGTATATTCTATCGACAGTATCAAACAAACCAGTACGCTTAATGATTTGAGTAGTCTTTTCAAGTTCTGCAGAAATACCTTTCTCAAGACGTATCTCTTCAAGGTTTTCTTTAATTTCTTTATCGGACCACTTCATAATAGTCTTTAATGCCTTTGCTTGAGACATAACAGGAATACCACCACCAGGGTCTGATACGGCATCTCTAACAGCAGTAATCTTCTTCTCTATATTATCAATCTCAAGAGATTCTGCTTGAGTTGAAGGATTATTCATTGTAAGAGAGAAATTAGTTAACTCATCACTAAAACCAAGTAGGAATAAGTGAATGGATGCAACCTTAGTTAACTCCATTAAGAACGCCTGCTGAACTCTATTAACCGTTCTTGTGAAACGTATATCCATCAAAGCGAGATTCTTCCCATCACCAGCGGTTTCTTCAAAATTAAGGAATGTTTTAGGTATTCTTAATGCCGTTAATACCTTATTCTGAACAAACTTAATATCGTCCATTGCTGTTAAATTTTGCGCAGCAGACAATGTATCAATAGGTGTAGGTGCATTTTGGTCTCGTACGGGGATAAAGATATCTTGGTCCACACAGTTGCTAACAAAACATCCATTTTCACACCAAGTTTTATCTGAATTTATTGACCGTATAGCGAAGTTGTGTCTATCTTCTTCACCATTAGGACCTTGTACTGTCATACAATACACATCATCACCACCTATGATATCAACTTTTCTGATAAAGCGTAATTTCATAACTTCTACAGGTTCTGATTCATTTTTACTTGAATCATTAAGAGTCACTTTTCTATACGACTTAGAAGAAATATCTAATACTCTATCGTAATCTGTATCATCTCTGTAGAAAGGCATTACACTTTCACCCACAATAACTTCATCGGCTCTCTTTTTAGAACCGTCACGCATTATAAGTTCGTGTTCACCAGCTAAATCTAAATACGTATCATCATCTAATGTTATACGATATAATTTATCTGCAGTGTAGTTTTTACCACACCAAACAACTTTTCCTGGTACAATTTTGTGAGTGTCATCTTGTACAGAATATACAAAATTTTCTTTACCATTTTCATACTCTTTTGCAAGATTCTCTATTGTTATAGTACGTCCATCCAACAAAGGAATTGGTGTATCTTTATGAACTGGGAGAATATTCTTTCTTAAATCAACTTGACCAGTCATCGGGTCTATGATAGGTGTTCTCTTAAAGTTATTAGCAATTTCTTCAACGTAAGCTGGTACGTCAGCATCATCAATAGCACCAACGAATATCTTATATACACGTCTTTCGATAGAACGTTCAAGACGATAAATAAGCATCATATCTTCCATTAAACTAAGCATGCGCCAATGTCTACGTGCTGAATTTAGATAAGAAACTCCATAAGGAAGATACATAGAGTTTGTCAATAATCTAAAATGTGCTATCTGCCAGTCCCTAAATGGAACTTGTGACTGACTATCGTCTAACCAAACGAATTTAGTAGACATATCAGAATTAGTATCTGCATTGTTAGCTGCAACAGTAGAATATCCTGTTGAATATGGATTAGTAATACCGTTTTCTATACGTTCAACATTAAATACTGGTAAACGTTTCCATCCTTTAACGCCTAACTTATGGTCTATATCAAGCATCATGTAATCATTACCATATTTACACATACCACGTATAACCATTTGTGCTGTTAATTGTAGGTTTAATCTATTGGTAAATAAATCTTCAAGAATACTTTTCACTCTATCTGATTTAGAATATACATTTACTATATTTCCTGTATCTGACGGTAAACAGCTTTCCTCAGAAACAATATCAAGTGCAGCACCTATCTCTGGAAATGAGTCCATCAAATCGGCATCACGATACATCAACTTAACATTATTAAGTCCTGAGTAAGCACTTACATTTAAATCAACGTTAGCTTTAACCCATCTATTTTCAAGATATTTATTCTGTTGTAATTCTAATTTTACTTTCTCATAATTATCTTTATCGTTGGTTTGGTATATAACATTATTACCAGACATATCGTAGTTATTGATATGTCTTGCCATTGTGTCCTGTGTGTTCCAGTTACCAGTTATAGCTTTATCTAATTGTTGAAAAACAGTTAATTTATTAGCCATATAAATTTTTATTAAAAAATAACATTTTTAGTTGATTTCTAAATAGATTTAACTATCTCATACCACTAAATAACCACATATAAGTTCCTCCTATATGTTTATTCGGTTTTGATGATAAAGAATTACTATTCATCATAGGGAGACCAGATTTAGGTGTAACAGGTTGACTGTATCTTATAGCTGGTCTTCTATAGTTACTACCATTTGTCATTCTATAAGAACTTAATATTGCTTCATCTTTACGTTTAGCAGCTTCTATTTTACTAAGAGAAAACTGCATTACAAATAGAGCCATTGCAAGACATGTAATTGTGTCATCATGTGCACCTTCCATGTGGTCCATACGTCCAGTTTCGCCTTTAAAAATCCATGTATCAAGTTCATTAATAACACGTGCAGAACGTATTTTAAATTCGTTGTTTCTAACAAGTCCTGCAAAGTTAGCAAGTACAGGATATCTATTTCCTTGGAAGTGAAAACCAGGCAATCTATTCATATAATTACCATCTGCCATAGATTGATTTTGCATTGTGTATGTCTTCTGAGAAGAGTCATCATAATGTAGGTTAGTATAACCAAGGTTCAACATTGTTAAAATAGCAGCATCTCCTTGACCACCAGTACAATCTACCACAACGTAAGCATTATTATACTGCTTGGCGTAGTAGACCGCCATAGAACCAATATCGTCACCCAATTTCTTTCCGACATATTCCATTACTTGTTCTATAATCGGCTGTCCATTTTCATCACGTCCATCCATATCTATCACCTCTATAGCAGTTCTATCGGCAGATACGCCTCGTGAGGGGTCAATTCCCAATATATATCTGTGACCAGGGATAGGTGGTTTCCAATACCAAGTATCATCTACCATTGGGTCTTTTAAATCTGGGAGAGGGTCTCTAACATTAATACGATTCTGTAATTCTACAAATTCACTTGCAACAACGTTATTAGCAGAACCAAGGAATGATACATCAAGCTCTTGGGCTATTTTCATGGAATCATTATTGAAAGATTGACACATTGTTTCATACCAAGGAGAAGTTGGTTTCCAACCGTCTTGTTCCAATTTACGCCATCTTTCTTCGTTGTATTCTATCCTTCCAGTATCATCTAATGTTTCTTCTACAATCCATTTCTTTTCTCCAGTTTCAGCATCTTTTTTATACCACTTCAAGTGTCTATTGTAACGCAAATCTTGATACCACTTAAATTCAACTGCATTATAGTTATTCTCATGACTTAATGCTTGACGATAAGTATTATAATATAATTCATCTTTACCATTAGGTGTTGAAACCATTATTATCTTGGATTTATCACCATAAGATGATGTAGCAGCAACCGCTGAAGAATAAACTGCTGGACCGTTCTCAATAAAGGCTGCCTCGTCAAAAATCAATATAGAAACAGCGGAAATACCACGTGCAGCGTTTTCACCAGATGACCTTGCATATACAGAACATCCATTAAATAATTGTAATTCTGATTTACTATTTTTGGTGAAAATATCTTTTTTATTTTTCTCTGATTTTGGGTCTGGAGAATAATATTCGTCACCCCAATACCATCGTGGAACTTGCATCAAAAACTCTCTGATTTTTGTAACCAATTGGTTTGCAAGGTCAAGTTTGTTACCAATACACAAAATAGTTTCTGGTTTATCAGAATCAGCAAGCGCAATTTGTGCACATATCCATGCCGAAGATACAGTAGTAATACCTGCCTGACGGTGTTTAATAGCAATAGAAGCCTTATGGTCAGCAAGACTCTGTAAGAATGCTTTCTGTCTTGGAAATAATAGGAATTGTGATTTTTTACCAACATTCGCATTAAATGTTGAAAGGTATTTTTCTATAAAATAAATCCTCGACTTATCAGCATAACTTCTTGCGTATTCTTCAGCAATAGTTTGTATATCTATCATAACATTTAACTTTCTTTATTATCTTCAATGATATCACTTTCGTTTTCTTTACTATCAATATTAAATGTATCAAGTTCAGCAGGTGAAAAATAACTATCATTTATAATATAACTATCAGACTGTTTTGTATCTATATCTTTTCTAAATCTTTGATAATCAATATTATGTAACACAGAATTTGCTAAGTCATCAATATATCTTCTACCAAGTTTAGTCGGTGTAAGAATTTCTTTCATAATTTTATTAAACTCTTCAGGTGTATTTTCACATAATTTCATAAAAATGAAAGGAACTACGTCAGTATCATATCCATTCATTAATGAATATAGTCTATCCCATAAACCAACACCAAGTCGCATATCCCATGGTTCAGCTTTGATAAAATCAGCTTTGCGTAAAATATAATTTGCTTTCTTTCTATCTTTTGGTAGACCATGTGAAGATACGAGTTCAAAGACACCACGTATAGTTTCACGTAAAAGTAAAGGGAAATTAAGTGCTTGAACTGTTATAATAGGTCTTTCTGACTTTCCACCTAATTTAACAGATACATAAGAGCCTTGATTTGTATTACCGTCTATTATTTTATCGTTTTTAACAAATGCCAGATAATCACCTAAATCCATTAACTCTTTATATAGAGTAATTAACTCTTCATCAATATTATCAAAATAATCATCTGATATAAAACTTAAATTAGATAACCTAATACTTGCGCCTTGAATTAAAGAATCAATAACTCTTCTTTTAGATATTTCATTATCTATTTCATCTTTTTCTAAGACATCTTCAAACTCATATTTATTATCCTCATCATCCTCTTCAGGGGTTAATCTTGCATTTTCTGAAGCAACCTTATCTACTATATTTAACGAAAAATTAATAGAGTTTTTAGGAATAGAGAATAAATCACAAACAATATTATGACATACTTTTTCTAAATGATTATGTAAAGGTTCTTCCAAATCTCTAATTTTCAATAAACATTTAATAGCTTTATCTGATAATACGTTAATATCATTAATATCATAACCATATTTTTGAAGTGTATCAGAAACTTCATTAAAACGTTTTTTAGCTATAATATAATCAAATGGATATATATCATCAGAAGGAAATACAGCGTTATTTCCTAAAGATGTCTTATGAGAAGAAAGTGCTTTATATAAAAAAGATGGTAATTTACTTATAACCCTTTCCTTAATAACATTAATTTTATCTTCTGTTAAATATATTCGTCTCATTACAACAATTTTAAAAATTCATCCAAATCCTTTTTATTAAAAGGCACAGAATTATTTCTCATTTCTACTAATTTACCATTTCTTCGATATGACGAATTTTCCATACTACCATTAGGTGTTGAACCTTTTGGAGTAACAATAGTATTTAACTGTGATGTTTTACTATTGTAAGCAACTATCTTAGCATCTTTCTTAGATGGGTCTTTAGCAGCATCTGTAACCTGTTTAACTGCTTCTGCTTTGTTTGACACATCAACATTAATCTGTTGACCCTCTCCTGAATTTGTATTCTGTTGTCCGTCAACCTGATTAGGTTGAAACGATACATTATTAACATTGTGATTCTGATTAAGAGTACTTGCAGCATTATTGACAGCATCGGTTGGTGTCTTTGCTGAATTACTAATAGAGGCTGATACACCGCCTGTATTAGTTACTTCTTTAATCTGAATATTTTTCTTAGAGAATGCGATACCCTCGTGCAATATTCCATTTATTTTAGTATAAACTCTCATAATAGACTTAAACTTTAATTATAAATATATAATTAGTGATATAAAAAAAGAGGAAGCGCAAACTTCCTCTTTAGACCACTTAACATTGTGCTATTTTTTTAAAATGGTGACGAAAAAGGATTTTCATCATCAATATACGTCTTATCTAACTTTTTCTCTGGACGTGTATTTTCTCTCTTATCATTAACATTGAAATATTCTTGTAGTGTTTCAGAAATGAGATTATCTATATAATTTATTGACTCCATTGCCATATCTTCATTATCACCCTCTGGTGTTTCTTCATTCTCATTATCATTATTTTCATCTTCATCAGACTTTTTATCATCACCACTCTTCATCTTCTCAGACCACTTTTCAACGTCATCGTCACCAACATTATCATTTTTACCTACCGCTGGGGCTAACATACCCATGACATAATCCACAGTTTCTTCTGAAGCATCTGGCAAAATATAGCTCAACTCGCCAGCTGCCTTTTGCGCTTTGTTATCAACGCCATTAGAATCTGGCGCATTTGCGTCATCATTATCCTCTGTAGGATTATCACCTCCGTTAACGTCATCAGACATAGGGTCATTACCCATATCAAACCCACTTGGTTCATTCATCTGTGGCGGAATAGGCGATGGTGCTGGCTGCTGACCTAAATCAGCACCCATACCACCAGGCACCTTTAGTTTTGTTGGTCTACTTTCGATTAGATTTTTTTTTTAAATTACGTAGGTTTCTACGAATTGACTCTGCAATTGAATTTTCAACTGTCTTTACATCTAAATCAAATGGTGCACCACTACCGATATTAGTTGCGTATGGTGTGTCATTTTTAGCCGACTCATCATTCATGTCATAATAGCCGTCAAACTCTTGATGATTCTTAGTTGGTGTAGTCATTGGCTGCTTTCTGAAGCATGGATGCTTACCAAACTCATCAAGTGCATTCATGTTACCATTAGGAACACGATTAGCATTAGAGAAAGGCTTCATACCACCTTCATTCATGCGACGTTTAGCTTTCTTGAATGCTCTTGTTTCAAAAATCTGATAACCTTTACGCTTCTTTGACTCCATAGGCATTTCGTCTTCCTCATCATCGAAATCGTCATCCTCAATACCGTCACCAAACTCATCCTCAGTTTCATCATCATCTGAATATAAGTCGTCATCATCTTCAAACTCCTCAGTATCAAAGTCGTTAGTATCAATACCTAATTTCTGTGCGATTTGTTCAAGAGTATCTTCCATTGCCTCTACACGTGTAGACAAGTCATCTTCATCAAAATCGTCCTCGTCATCTTCGAAGTCATCATCATCCTCAAAGTCGTCTTCGTCATTCTCGGTATCAATAGCCTCGTCACCAAGTGTATCATCTTCGACACCTTCATCACCCATGGTATCATCAGTATTGTCCATGACATCATCAGTATTTTCTAAGTCAGTATCAACTTCATTATCTTCAACATCATCAGGAATTTCATCAAGCCCTTCATTTACCTTAGTTTCTTTGTCGAATGGTGCAGAATCACCAACATTGTTAACTCCAACATTAGGGGTATTCTGATTCTCAGCATCATGCATTGCAACACCTTCCTCTACAGTTTCCTCATCAAAAGGAGCTGAATCACCAACCTCAGTACCATGAGATTTATCCATATATGTATCAGCCATGTTGCCCTTTGCATCCTGACCTGTCTGGTGCCAAGCTAAAGGTTCAGCAGATTCTTTAACTGCCTTGTAATCATTGGCATCTTTAGCCTTACCAGTCTGGTGCTTAGATTTACGGAAACTATTCTTTGGATTAGCGTCCTTTAAATTCTCATAACCCTCAACATCAGCTGATTTTGAAGCATCTTCACCCTTGCATTCTTTTGAACCACAAACACCACATGAGTTATCACTTTCCATAGTCATAGATTGAGGTTTAGATTCATTAATACAAGCAGCATTATACATAATCTGGCGTTCACGAAGAATCTCCTTGCGCATCTTCTCCGTTGATTCAATAGTAAGGTTTTCTTTCTTGTCTGGATTCCAAGATTCAATAACAATATTCTTACCATTTGAATATGCTTCACGAATTGACATTAATTTAAGGTCAAAATTCTTCTGTGCAGCAGCAAAGCTTGAGTACTCGTTATCTTTTCTATTTTTAAAACCACCAATATAGTTAAAATCTTCCTTAACTAAAGTTTTTTTGTTAGGTGCTGTTTCAATGTAATACTTAGAACCTTCTCTGATAATTCCATATACATTTCCATCTGCACCAAGTTTCTGATACTCAATAGAAGAGTATGTATTATTCTTAGATTCTGTCTGAAGACCATAATTCATCAAACCTTTCATTCGAGAAAGCTGGTCATTGACATTTACCTTTTTATTCATAATTGATATAATAATTGATTGATTATTTTAATGTGAACTGCACGCAACTAAAATTTTTGTGCTTCGGGCTTCACAGAAGAATGGCTTTCCGATTGGTCGGCTCTTACTCCCTCTCCACCCGTGTAATCGACAGTCCCTGCCGATATAATTATTAAGTTGAAATTTGAGTTTTTGAGTTTCTTTTATATAAATATCTTTATCAAATAAAAAATAATTGATAATAAAGATATTATCTAACATCATCAGCAGTTCCACCTTTATTATCTCTACCTCTGGTGTCAAACTGTGCTTGGAATAAACGACGTGTAAACTTATCTAACGCTCTTATGTAAACTGTTGAACCCTCTTCCATAGTATAAGGGTCAAACTCAAGACATATAGCATAATTATAACCTATTAGATTAGATAATTGAGGAATATTGTAAACTTTATAAGTTTTACCATTTTCCTTACTTGTCATAAGGATGCCGTTATTTAAGATAAAATTCTTAAGAGTGTCACGTTCATGTCTCCAACGTTCTGCAAATGGATTATGGTCGGCATTTCCGTCAGCAACCACCTCTTCATTCAAAGAGTTAACACCATCATATAAAGAAGCGATTAAATCCCACAATTTATCCAGATAGCCTGCTCTACGTAAAACTTTATACACGATATTACCTACACCCATTTCACCATCTTCAAGACCTTTCTTTCTTGTTTCCTGAATTGTTGATAATAAGTCCTCTGCTTCTTCTGAAATATTTTCTAAGATGTGTTTATCATCGGTAGATTTTGCACCATCTATCAAATCATCTATCTGAGTCATGAAATCAGCTGCCATAGACTTGATTTCATATTTCTCTAAACCTATTTCTTCTATATCATCTGGATTTGGCTTCTTTAACCATTCATTGCCTTCCAAATCATATATACCACCTGATTCAGTTTCAGCATCAATGTCTTCTACGTAAAGTTCTACCTTATAACCGTAAATCTCGAGTGAATCATGTTCATTATTCCATGCATTCTTTTTAGATTTAAAATACTCTTCAACAAATTCTACACGTTTATCAACTTTCTTAAAATCTACTACAATGTGTAAATCAATATCAGAATATTCAGACCAATTAAAATTACATATAGAACCTGTTAAAATATAACCTTCAGGTTTAACCCATGTAATATTCATAGTGTCCCAAAAATCATCCGCTATATCTAATAACCGTAAACGCACTTTAGAATCAATCTTACCGTCCTTCCATATTTCTGGAACAAGTGTCTTTTCCTTTTTAAAAGAACTTAAACTAATATCCTCAGCATCAACTTCTGGAATAACATTTTCCCCCAAACTATCTTGCACAACATGACCATACTCAAGACCAGTACCAGTATTTAACTTATACTTATCTTGAGTAGCTAAATCATTATTTTCTTTTAATAATGATATTTTACTATTTGGAATAAAAACTTTTTTAGACATAAATTACAACTGGTCTGTAGGAAATAGCGTTATACGTGGTTCATCGCCTTTAAATTCTACTTTATGTTTCTCAAACTTAGATACAAGCAAATCACTTGGTACAGCATCTTCCTGACCCAACATTAATCCGTCCTTATCTGGACCAACCTTAATATCCTTGTCAGGTTCATACTCTACACGAGTTTGCATTGCCATAGTCTCAAATCTTTCTGGTTCGTTAAAACCATATCCATCATATTCTCGTTCTAACATGTTTAATACTTTTTTAAATAAATAGGTTATAAAAGAAAAAAGCACTGCTATTTAGCAGCACTTTTGTTAAATGTAAAAACTTCATTAGTAACAAAGTTTATGTGGACGACCCTTGAGTTAAAGACTCGTAGGCTTCGGGTTTCTCTGAGGAATGGCTTTCCAAAAGGTCGGCTCTTACTTCCTCTCCACCCGTGTAATCGACAGTCCCTGCCGATATGTTATTTAAAAACAATGCAAAGATACATATTATTTTGCGAACTACCAAAAAAATAGAGTACTATTTTTTAGAAAATTCACCATAATAGATTAATATCTTACATCCCACAGACTAAAGACCTGTGTGGGTTTTACGGCACGTAATATAAACCAAAAAGCACTATATTATTGTAATGCTTTTTTAAACGCCACCACTTCATTAGTAACAAAGTTTATGTGGAAGTGAGATATATCTTCTAAATCTTTCATATAAGCTTTAAAAGCAATATCCTTTCTTCCCCATTTAGCTCTTTGATAAGGTACATAACATTCTTGAGGTGTATCGTAAACAATATTTTTCCCACTACTAATATATTCGTTATATTTAGTTTCAGCGAAATATGCTAATTGTTCTCGTTTTACAAAAAGAAGTTTACTATCTGTTTTAAAAACGATATAGTCTTCTTCTCCGTAAATCCACCCTGGCTTTCCGCTAACATTCTGTATCTCTAACCAAGTTATACTATAATCTTTATTAGAGTCAGTTCTTTTATTCTTACGTGAGTCCTTAACATCTACTCCATATCTTTTTCCATTAGGTGCATCCCACCAAAAATCAACATGTTTCTTTGTATCTTCTGTTATTGTTGATTGATAGCATTTACCACCTAATAATGTTTCAATCTTCTCACGTGTAAATAAGTCAGCTTTCATGCCCTCATCGAAACAGCGTTTAGTTTCTTTCTTTACAACGTAACTGACACTCATCCGACACTTAAAGGAAATTTAATTGAAGCATCTGGATGATAATTATAAATTAAGAAACTATCATATTTAAAATCATCCATACTTCTTATTTCGCCTTGTATATTAAGTTGTGGTAGGATATTACTACCATCACGTTTTAATTGCTCCTGTACACCATTTAATTGGTTCTCATAGATATGACAATCACCGCCAATATAAACCAACTCATCTACTGTCATATTACAAACATGTGCAAACATGTGTGTTAACAAAGCTGCTGAACAAATATTATAAGGACAGCCCAAAGGTAAATCATTACTTCTAATATTCAACATGCAACTTAATTTATACTTTGGAATACCAATATAATTTAGAAATGTTTCCGTAACATCACATTGTTCACCTTCATTTAAACTTTCTTTATACAAATCTATACGTTCACCCAATGTAAGTTCTTTCGTATAGAATTGATACATTATATGACAAGGATATAACGCAGCTTCATCTACAGTATCTGGGTCGTAACAAGTTAAAATAATACGTCTTGATGTAGGGTCGTTCCTTAACAAATTAACGACTTCCTTTATTTGGTCCTTACCAGAAGAACCGAAATGTCTCCAGTTCTTTCCATACATAGCACCAAGGTCTCCGTATTTGTATTCACTCTCTTGTTTTTCTCCGTCAACGCAATGCACTACTCGTACTTTTTCCCCTGATTTAACCTTCTCCAAAAACTCTTCCTTAGAGATTCCTGATAAAATATGATAACCCATTTTAATCATACGTTCATCCATACATTTATCATTTCTAACGGCAATATCATTAAAATAACGAAATGCATCATCATTCCAAATATTCACACCGTTATCTACAAGATATTTAATATTCGTAGAACCTGAAATAAACCAAAGTAACTCATGGATTATCCCTTTGGTGCTTACTTTCTTAGTAGTTAATAATGGTAATCCTTCTTTTAAATCGAAACGCATCATACGTCCAAAGACAGATTTTACAAGTCCACTACGTGTCTTACGTTCACTACCATTTTCTAAAACATCTCGAAGTAAATCAAGATATTGTTTATCAACATTATTCATTATCTTTATTTTTAAAATAATTTTATCTGTTCAATTTCCCAAGGATATAATTTTGGTAGATTGATTTTATGATAAGATTTATAATCTTTATTAACATCATCATATTCTGTTACATAGGAAATATTTTCAAGAGGAATCCACTTTCCAAGACCATTTCCTAAATCGACGTATAATAATACATCTTCGCTATTTTCATTTGTCTTGTGGCTCATGTTTAATTCTTTTTTCCAACCATGTTTTAATTTTATTCAATGTTTCAAACGTATCTTTGTCAATTAAAATACCAACAGAATCTGGTTTAAACTTTTCAAATTTTTCATTACATTCATTAACGATATAAGATAAATTCGATAAGTCTGTGGCGTTAAATAATTGGTATGAAATAGTCGATTCGTCTTGAGGCATGTACTTCAAGCCTCCATCTTTTATATCTGTAATATCATTACCATTTACAACAACTTTTGTTGCTACCACTTCTTGATTACTGTTAAGCAAGTTATAAACGTATTGATTCATCATTGGAAAATTCCCAATGAATTGTCCTTTACTTAAACTATGTTTAAAGCAATGTTCCAAAGTACGTTCTTCAATTAAATCAATCCACTCTCTCCATTTATTATCTATTTCTTGAATCTGTTTTGCTGGTTTATGTGCAAGAACAAAATTTTCTACAAATTCATTTCTACGAGAACGCTCTGGATAAAATAGATTAAAATCAACACCACGTGCGTTTAATTCTTCACATATTGCAGGATGAGAAGAAATCAAAACAATATCTGTTTTATCTACAATTGATAAAACATGGTCAACATAATTGTCTGGAAATTCATCTGACTCAAAATCAGACACTTTCACATTTTCAACTGTTATTCCATCACGACAATTATCTTTTAAATATCGTCTTCCACAACCAGGAAAACCACCAACAATAATTCCCATATATTATAACTTTTTAATTTTAACTCCTACTGACAATAAAATATCATTAATCATATCATACGTATCCGCATCTAAAGCTTTGTCCAACTCATATAAAACTATACCTGCATGGTCTTTAATTGTGAATTTATCATTATTATCAATATACATACCATTATGTGAACGGTAGGTATATTCTTCGTTAATAATATCTACATTAACATCCTCCAAACGGGTACATGCGTATTTCTTTATGTATGAATTAAGTGCCTTACCTTGCGAATCACCATCTCTAAAAAACAAGTAATCCCTTACATCAACATCATTATATTGATATTGTCGACCGTTTGAGAATACAACCTTTAAAGTCTTAGGCTTGTTATCATTATCAATACATTCAGAATACAATATATTAGAACTCTTATACCATGTTCTATCTATATTATCATTATAAACATTAAGTAATTTACTCATATTATCTATGTTTTTTAAAATTCAACATTGCAAAGATACAATATTTTTAGACAGTGAACTACCCCTGAGTTGAATACTCATTGGCTTCGGGTTTCTTAGAGGAATGGCTTTCCAGAAGGTCGGCTCTTACGCCCTCTCCACCCGTGTAATCGACAGTCCCTGCCGATATATTATTATTTAATCCGATACGAAGAATGTTAATTGCTGCATTAACATCACGGTCATGGTGAGTATGACATTCAGGACACTCCCATTCTCGAACTGACAAGTCCTTTGTATATTTGTTAACGTATCCACAGACGCTACAAGTCTGAGAGGAGGGATAGAAACGGTCTATCTTCACAACCTTCTTGCTGTTCCATTCTGCCTTATAGGTAAGC